GCCAGCGGCTATGGGCGCGGGTCGCCCGAACGTACAAGCCAACACCAACGTCACCGTCACCGTCCCGCCTGGAACGACCGCCGAGCAAGCGAAGTTCCTGCAGAACGCAGCGCAGCAGTCTTTCGGCAAGGGGGCCAACGATAAGCTGGCGCGTGACCTTGCTGTCTATGCACCCTGAGGATAGATATGATCGGACTATACTTCGGCGGACAATGGTTCCAGACCGCATTCGGCAACCTTTACGGGAACATTGAGCTTGACGCGGTGTTGGACGAGAATCATGAATGGTCCGCAGAGGCAACGAGCAACCCTGTGGAGGTTGGCGCCCCCGTCACTGACCACGTTATCGAACAGTCGGACAAGCTGAAGATCCGAGGGTTCATTACCGACACGCCGCTCAACTTGAGTCAGTCCGTGTCCGGGCTGGTCAATTCCGGAAGTGTTGGGAACCGCACACAGGCGATCTTCGACTTGCTGCACCAACTGATCAAGTTGAAGGAGCCGATGACCGTCTATACGAAGCATCGCATCTATGACGATATGGTGCTGACGAACGTCACCGTTCCTCGCTCTGCTGGAGTGGGCGAAGCAATCGAGTTCAATGCCGAGTTCATCAGCATTCGCAAAGTGGCGACGCAGATGGTTGATGTTCCCAGCGGCATCAGTGCGAAGAAGGATGCGAAAGCAGGGGGCGCGAACGGTAGCACTGCTAAGAAGGCTGAACCTACGAAGGACGCTGGCAAGAAGCAGCCTGAGACGGTAGATAAACCCTCCAGCACACTTGCAAGGATTCTCAAATAATGTCGCTCATTCAAAAGATCCCCCTGCAACCGAACACGACGGACCAGCTTGTCCGCGTAGAGCTTGACGGCAACCCGTACATCCTGCGCGTTCTGTGGAACGAGCGTTTCGGTTACTTCTCGCTCTCTGTTAGCGCAGCAGACGAGACGCCCATTGTCACGAATGTGAAGATGGTGAAGAACTACCCGCTGATCGGACGGTTCAAGAATACATTGCTTCCGACAGGGGACTTCTACTTCATCCGGGAGAAGGGTGACGCTGACCGCGCCGCTTACACGGATCTGGGCGTCAATTTCGGGCTGTACTATTACGAGGCAGACGCTGTGGTCACTGCGCAGCCTGTGCGAGGTTAAAGATGCTATTCAACCGCGTTGCGTCACTGGTAGTAGGCAAGGAAGGTGGCAAGGGTAAGGAGCTCGCGGGACTACGTTTTTCCTTCAGCATCCAGAAGGGTTCCACCAAGACCCCGAACCAATGCACTGTGAAGGTCTGGAACGCTGCACCCGAGACTCGAGCACTCATTGAAGTGATCGGCAACGTGTTGATCCTCAAGACAGGGTACAGTGAGGACATTGGGGCAACCACAATCTTCACCGGGAACGTCACTCGTACGCTTACGGTGCGGGAGGGGCCTGACTGGATCACCGAGCTAGAGCTGCAAGACGGGTTCGTTGAATTCCGTGATGCCAAGGTGTCACTGTCGTTCGGTAAGGGCGCCACCGTGTCGCAGGTTGTCACCGCGATCAGCAAGAAGTTCGGACTCCCTGTGCGCCCGCTGCCGGCGGACGTAGCCAAGAAGCAGTACCCGGCAGGGTTTGCCTTCGTGGGGCGCGTGCGCGATGCTATGGACAAGGCGTGCGAGAACGGTGGCCTGGAATGGAGCATCCAGAACCGTGAGATCCAGATCATCAAGAAAGGCGGTGTGTTCAAGCAGAAAGCCTATCTACTTACTCCTGACACCGGACTGATCGGCTCGCCGATGCAAGAGTCGAAGACGATGACAGAGAAAGCTGCTGCCAAGGAAGGCATCACCGCAAGTCAGCCTGGCGTGCGCAAGACTACGAAGCGTGACAAGGACGGCGAGGTGCAGGAAGTGCTCCAGGTGCTCGGGTACAAGGTCAAGACCTTGCTCCAGCCCCTTATTGAGCCGGGCGGGTATGTGCAAGTGAAGTCCAAGGGTATTGACGGAGAGTTCTTCCGCATTGAGGAACTGACGCATGTCGGCGACACGCACGGCAACGAGTGGCACAGCGAACTGACTTTGAGGTACGTGAAATAATGGCCGAGACATCAAACAACCCCGTAGAGGCCCTGATGGGTCTTATCCGGGCACAACTGCTGGACGTCAATACTGCGATCCCGGGCGTGATCGTTTCGTACGAAGGCGGTCTTGCCCGTGTGGCCCCAACAGGCAAGAAGCGGTTCGCTGACGGGGACGTGCTGGACTATCCCATCATCCCGAACGTGCGCGTGTGCTGGCCCTCGTTCGCAGGCGGTACGGCAGGGGTGAAGGGCCCGGTGAAGCCTGGCGACCGCTGCCTGCTAGTGTTTTCGCAGCAAGCAATCGACGGGACGGATGATCGTAGAATGTTCGACCTTCAAGACGCCTATGCGGTCATGTGTGACCTTGGCAACGCGGGGCAGGGTGACAGCGGAAACAATGATGACATGACCATGTTCTTCGGCTCCGCTTACATTCGACTGACAGAAGGTGGGGCGTTGAACATCTATGCGCCCGGCGGCACCAACATTGACACGCCTTCAACTACGAACACGGGCACGCTTACGACGCAGGGGAAATTCACCTATCAGGACGGAATGGCCGGTACGGGCGGAGCGAACGGAACGTCGATCAGCGGGAACATCGATCACACCTCGGGCAGCATTACCAGCCTGGGCAAAAAGATTGACGGCTCGCATACTCACGGTGGCGTCCAGCCTGGAGATGGCAATACAGCGGCGCCTAATGCTTGATGTCTTTAACTTGATGGACTTGTGCCTGGAATGCTATCATCCTCAACATGCTTGATATCGCGCTTACCACATCCCACGACCTTGACACCAGCTCGCTTGATTTGAAGCTGGTGGATAAGGCTGACCAAGTGCGCCAGCAGTTGGTAATCAAGCTGAAATTGTGGCGCGGTGAATGGTTCCTTGACACCGAGTTCGGAACCCCGTACCTGCAACAAATTCTTGGCAAGCAATTGACGCTCTCCGGAGCACTTGCCGCGCTGCGAAAAAGCATTCTCGAGGTTGAAGGCGTTCGTCAGATCCTTTCATTCTCCTACTCGTTCAGCAACTCAACCCGAAAGCTGACGGTTGATTTCACGGCGGACACGCCTTACGGAATTGTCGAGGTAACCGCATGAGCTTGACTGAACAAGGGTTCGAGCGTCCGCGTCTCACTGAGATCAAGAGCGACTACGACCAGCGATTCACCGACGCCCTGGGCCCGGTGAATACGAACGCTGATGCGGTGGTCGGGCAGATCATTGGCATCTTTGCGGCTGCACTGGACGACGCTTACGAAGCACTCCAGAACGTCTATGACAGCATGTACCCTTACAGCGCAGAGGGCACGTCGCTGGATGGTGCGGTGTCCTTTGTGGGCCTGGAGCGCCTCGCTGCTGCGCCTACAACTGTGGTCGCTATGTGCTACGGTGCCGAGAGTACGTTGATCCCGGCTGGTGCGCTTGCACGCTCAATTGACAATCGACAGTACGTCGCGACCGCTGACACCGTGATCAGCCGTTCAAGCTCCGGTGACGTGCTAATCGAGCCCAACGTCGTTGCGAACTCTACCGCGTACCAAGTGATCGCGAACGGCACGAGCGTGACCTACACGTCGGACGCAAGTGCAACGGCGGACGAGATTGCTGCTGGGCTCGCCGCCTTGTTTGACGCGAACGTGTTCCTGGCAACGTCCTCCAGCGGGGTTCTGCGCCTACGCGCCAAAGACCAGTATAGCGATTTCACGCTGACGGTAGGCTCCAACCTGACCATCACCAAGCTCGGAACGCCTGTCACCTTCACTGCGCTGGATCTGGGCGCTTACGGACTGCCCGCCAACTCGCTGACGCGAATCGATAGTTCGGTCCTTGGTTGGAACGAAGTGAATAACCTTGTTGCAGGTGCGACGGGGCGCTTCGTTGAGACTGACGAAGAACTACGCGAGCGCCACGCAAACAGCATCCGGGTGACTGGTGCAGCAACAGCGCAGGCAATTCGCTCGCGTTTGCTCGCGGAAGTGGATTCTGTCTCTTACGTTGCCATCTACGAAAATCGAACGAACGTCATTGACGCTTTCAACCTGCCTCCGCATTCGTTTGAGGCGGTCATCAACGGTGGCCTGGATCAAGCAGTGGCGGACAAACTGTTCGAGGTCAAGCCTGCTGGAATTGAGACCTACGGAAACACCAGTCTTCAGGTCCTGGACGAGAACGGGGACATTCAACTCTGCAAGTTCTCGCGCCCCGATGACCGCTTTGCCTGGATCCGCGTCACTGTTAATACGCTCAACCCTGAAGAAGTTCTTACGACCGAAATCGTGCAAGCGATCAAGACGGCGGTCATGGGTTTCAGCGCCAGCATTGGCATCGGCGAGGACATTATTACGCAACGCTTCTACGGCCCAATCTATGACGCAACCAGCGGCATCGGTTCCATTACCGTGGAAGCTGCGCTGACAACGACTGAGGACGGAACGCCTACTTACGGCACAGCCAACGGGAGCGTGGCGCGTGCGGAGCTTGCGTTGTTTGCTGAGTCGCGAATCACTGTGGTGGGAGTGTAACGATGCTTGACTATGCTGCCGTCGCTGTACCTCGCCTGACAGGGCAGTTTGAAACCTCGCCCAAGCTCAAGGCGCT